TTAGACTATTTTTCTGGCTGCTTGCCCATCAGCTGCTTTTGAATCATTGTAGTCTTGGTACAGGCCTATGCCCACTGGGATAGCGAAGCCGACCAGCCCGAAAAGAGGGCCTACGACTCCAAGTGTTACCACTGCAAGAATGCCCAGTTTTTCAGCGACGCCGCCAACCACAAACATGATTGCGGCAAGTCCGATGCCTATCAAAGCTGAAGGAACTAATCTGCCCCCAAACATTCAGTATTTCACCTCCAAAACTTGGCTTACGATGTTCCGCTCACCACACATGTGAGTGAGCTTTAGAACTGAAAAGCGGCCTTCCTAGCTTAGCAAGAAAAAGGAGAAGACCAACTGGACCGGAAAGACCGCATGCGGACTGTGAAGGAAGAAGCCACCAGAATGCTTCTCCGATCACTATGATGTTTCCAGCAACTCGAGCGTGACGTACCTGATGTTTTTGCCAGCCAGGTCCTCTATCGGTCCTATGTTGACCTTCTTGATTTTCACGGTTGTGCTGATTACCCTGACCTGATCGGTGATCGCAAACGTCACTGCTGACCCCGCGCTCGCAGTAGCTTGGAAGCTGACTGCGCTTCCACTTGTCCAGTTCACGTTGTCCTCAACGTAAACAACAGCCCAGTTTCTAACGCTACCACGGACAAAGAGTTTCCGTTTGATCGTGTAGTCAGTGACGTTCCATTGATCGTATTCTGTGGCTATTACTTCGAGTGTTTCAGATATCGACGTAACAGTCAGCGTTTTGCCGTCAAGCGTCGTTGTCATGTTCACGCCTCCAAATCCACGTTCAACAGATTAGCCCAATCAACGTGCGGAAGGCCCACGATTTCTTTCTTGCGGGTTGCCCTGACCAGCTGGCACAGCATTTCTTTGAACTCATCGGCATCTGGGATTCTGCCAAAAAGCTTCCTGAAGGCCATAACCTGCTCGATCACGTCCTCTTTCACCACTTGCACGGTTCCAGAATCAGCACCATCCGAAAACGCGAAAACGAGGAGATAGTCAGTGCCTTCCTGTTTCACCAGGGTTAGCTTAATCATCTGGAGTCAACTCCTATGACAGCAACACAGCCAGTCAGCCCATACATCATAATATACTGAACGTTGGGATCTTGAATTTCAAACGTATAGCTCGCCGTGAAAGAGCCTGTTCCTGTCGTGGTTCCATAATAGTCGCTTGCTCCCTGAGTGATGGCTCTCTTCTTGCCGAAAACCACTGTTTTGCTTAGCTGAGCGGTTAATGGTTCAATAAGCAAGTAGACGGTACTGCCAGTTGAAATTCCAGACAGAGTTATTGGTATATGCGCATCGGCAAGCGCCCCTGCGAGAAGCCAAGGACAGCAAACAATGCTAATATCCACAACTGTATTGACGTTGCCCTTCGTGATCGTGATGCTATGCGAAGTTCCGATGCTAACGGAACAGTATAGTTTTCCTTCAGCGGCTCCAGCGATAGACGTGAAGAGGTTGTCTTGGTTTCGTTCATCCCAGTCCTGCCTCACACCGTCAAGCGAGATTCCAACATAGTTTCCCGTGTCTCCACCACTGGCGTTGGCCATGGTTGTTAAGGCGCCAGTCGTCCTAGCGTGAACCTGACAGGCAAAGACGGCCTGCGCCAATGGTCCTAGAAGAGTAGTTCGAGCCGTAGGAGTTATGCTGATTGCGCCAGTGTAAACTGCCAGTGCCGAGCCTTGCAGATCACTCAGCTTAACGATTCCCATTTGGAAATTCTTCACTTGAGCAGGATACGAATTGTCAGTGTCAATGCTCTCCATGATGATGTCGTACGTTCCAGCAGCCAACCAAATGGTGCCGTAAAGAAGGTGCCAGCCTGGAAGAGTCTGGTCAGCCGCAAAACCGCTAACATAGCACGTGCTTCCAACTTTCAGGCGAGTGTTCTGCCTGTACTGGCTATAGCTTTCGTACGTGTAAACAACTAGGCTACTCTCTGTGAGAACAAGGTCGCCGTAATCGTGAATTGTCGCCCAAGAAGTGCTCGCCTTCGAGTATGTAGCAGCATCATTGATCGAGTTAGTTTCTTTCGAGTAATCCCTGATCTGTTCACTTAAAGGATTAGTCATTTCAAGCAGCCCTCGGTCTTATGATTTTAGAAGTTGTTGGAGCCGCGGAGCTTGAAGCCTCAACAAGCACGTTCTTCAGCTTGGCTGTCATAACGGTAACGGCTTTATTCACGGTAGCCATGTCAGCAGATCCCTGAACCTGAATCACAGGCGCATTGAACTGAACCGTCACCGTAGGCCTCGAGGCAGGCACAGTGACGTACGGCTCACCAGCTTCAGCCATCGTCGGGCCTGAACCACTCGGACCCTTAATGCTTGGTGGATAGTACGGTTCACTCGGAGGCGTTTCTGGACCTGTAACAGCAGGATTCTCTACTACTGGAGGCGCCGCACCTGCAGCAGCTTTTCCATATTCTGCCGCTAATGCCGCAACAACCTTCGCGGATTTAGTGACTTCCCAAACATCCCATAGTATTTGCTGTGCCTGTTTGAAGTCACCCTTCACACTGGCTAGAGCGTTCGATGCGCTTTGCATTATGGCGTTTATTCCGGCTTGAAGCGAACTAGCGTCTTTGAGCAGTTGGCCGTATAGGGCTTGTTGCCAAGCGTGAAATGCTGACATCTGTGCTTCGTAACCTGAAATCTCCAACCCCATCGCAGCTAAGATCGCATCTTTCTGTGCTCCCATCGCTGTTTTAGCAGCTTCCGTGAGATCGTTCATTTTCTTGTTATGCTGTGTGGTCAGATCAGTCATGTAGCCGTTAATGGTGAGAACCATGTCACTTACTTTCGACGTGCTACAGTTGACGTAAGCCGCCATCTCGTTCTGTGCCTCGCCGACTAATCCGCTGTTGATGAGGTTCACTATCTGATCCGACATCTGCTGCATTGTTCCCTGAACATCAGTGCCTAGCGTCCGAGCCTTTCCAGAAATGCAGTTCTTGAAATTCTCAAAATCAGCTTGGGCTTTTCCAACGAGTTGCTGTTCGATGGTTTGAGGGATCTCCTTCGTTTTCTCCTTGAAATCCTCGATGATTCCCTCAGCAACATCAAACGTTATGCCGAACTGCGTGGCGAAACTCTCCACGAGCCTTGCGGCATCGCCGAATCTGCCTTCGCTGAACGCGTCACTAAACCATCTTGCGATGGCAGGTAACGCTTGGGAAGCCGCGGCTTGCTGTTTGTTCCATTCAGTCTCCAAGTTGGTTGTCAGGTTCGACATTGCAGTGCGAGACGCGTCCATGCTGGCTTTCACATCAGCGTACGCTTGATCCCAGCTTATGCCAAACTTGTCAACCAAGCCCTGAATGAGTGCAGCTTGAGCGTCGGCTTGTTCAGGAGTCATCAGCGCCATGTTGCCGATGTTGGCTTGAATGCTGTCTGCCAAGTCGCTTATGGCTGACTTGTAAGCTTCACTCTGAGTGACAACCGTGCTTGCCCACAGATCACGGACTCTCATTTCACGTTGGTATTGCTCTAGCATTCTCTGGTCGGCTTCTATCGCGTCGTTTATAACTTGAATCTGAGTTCTTCCCGCGTTGATGTTCTGTTGTATCACGTCTCCACGAGCAGAATCCGCACGCCTAGAGTTTTCCCCAGCAGCCCTCAGATTATCCAGCGTTGAAACGTTGTCAGTCATCGCCTTGTTGAGTTCAGTTTGCTTTTCTTGAAGAGCTTTGAGGTTGGCGGTCAACGCTCGTACGCCAGCATCAACGCCTTCCCAAGAAGTCGCCGACTGCTGTGTTAGATCGTTGCTTTCCCTGAGCAGCTTGTTCACTCGAGCCTGTTCTTCTGCTGCTGCAGACCAACTTGAAACCATGCCGTAAACCGCCGCACCCAACGCCACGACAGCAGTTATGACTAGCAGAATCGGGTTAGCCTGCAGAAAACTTAACGCCTTGCTGATCTTCTCGCCGACGTCACTAAGGCCTTCAGCAGCTTTCGCAACGCCAGCGAAACCCGTTATCAACGCTGGAATAACAGCCATTGCAGTCTGAATCATTGCATTGTTCAGATCGTTCTGCACTAGCCGAGCCCTGTCAGCAGCCAGCGAGACAGCCTCATTCGCGATCCTCAGTTTATCCGAGGCTTGCTGTGCCTGATCACTACCCTCACCATACCTGCCAACAGCAGTATTGTAGGCTGACTGAGCGTTCTCAGCGCTTTCCGTTGCACGTTGAACAGCCAGGTTTGCTTTCTCAACCATGTACTGCGATTTTTCAAGCCGGTCAAAACTGAGGTATAATGCAAACGCCGAAGTAGCAACGCCACTGAGGCCAACGGCAACGTCCTTCGCACTGCCATCAACCTTCTTCTGAGCCGTATCCACTCTTTCGTTGGCTTGTGCAACACCGTCCATTTCGCCTCTGATCTTGCCCGCTGCACCTGAGATTACGTCGCTGGCCTTGTCTAAGGCTTCGAGAATAATCTCCAGCTTCGCTTCAGCGCTCATTGTACCATCTCAACCAATCTCGCAGGAACGCGTACTGAAAAGGAGTCAAACCCAGAATATGCTCTAACGTGTAGCCGAATTCATGTGCTATCAGGCCGATCCATTGTGCCTGCTTGTTCTGCTTGATCCATCCTAGGACTTCGTTGGCTTGGACAGTCGGAAAAAATCTCCACTCATCAGCAACGAGACAAGTTCGCTTACATCGTCAAATCCGTAGTCGTTCCGCACGTCTTCCAAGGTTAGCTCGGGACAGCCTTTCTGAAGCATTTTCCACAGCATCATAATGGTTCGAAGCGTATTGTTGTTCTTTTGTCCCAAGTCCTCGAGTTCCTTGTTGATCCAGTCAAGTTCTTCCATGGTGATTTTGCCGTACAGAATTTTCCCAAAGTGAGGATCAGTCTTCTCAAACAGCTGCCGATTCCTCGCTGCCAGTTCCTTCGGGTTGAACAGCTTGGCTGTTTTCTCAAGTTCCTTTTCTGCCTTCTCAAGTTTCTCCTTCATTTCTTCAGTTGTTAGTTCCCTATTTTCTTCAGACATTGTCTCCAAACTCCATTTTCACGCTAAAATCTCCTTCACTGTTTCCCACTTTCTGAATTCGCAACCTCTTAGCCGTGACCGTGTTGTAAACCAGATGGAAGCCGCTGTTAGGATCGCAAGGGTCAGGCTTGAATTTGGTCAGCAGTAGCTTCTGGATTTCCTCGATGACGCGCAGTTTTCCGTAGCCTATACATCCGAAATTCACGATCACATCTCGGTTCTGGTCTAGTATCTCGTCAGTTTTTGACATAACAAGAAAACTCCATGCAAAATCATAGCGTCTAATACGTTGTGAAAGCGAGCGTCTTGGCTTCGCCAGCGATCTTCTGCACAACAACGCCGTCCTGTGTTGAAGTAAGTGTCCAGCTTGTTAGGACAGCAGATGTCAGCGTTATCTTCGTTTGGCCTGTAGGTGTTGAACTCTCAGGAGCGATCTCGATCGTTATTGCGGTGCCAGCTAAAACCTGATCCGCGTGTTCTTTGTCGATCCACATGGAATCAGCAGAGAATGAGAAAGTCGAATTACCAGCAGCTAGTATCGCAGGCGTGTCGCTCTCATACTTGTAGTCTTTGATCGTGCCTCTGCTTATGCCAAGAGTGAAGCCTTTGAGATAGCCCACTTTCTTAGACGCTATCCAAACCTCACCGTTTCTTCCGATCACGGGTGCCGTGTTAACCATTTGTTCTTCGCCTTTTCACTTCGGTTGCGGACAGTCTCGAGTTGAGGCTGTCATTCACACCAGATTAGGCAGGGTGTTAGCTGTCACCATTTCAAACAGCATCTTGCGATTGTTGCTGAAATGTTGAGGCGTGACCATGTCGAATATTCCTAGCTCCCACTGCTCGAGTTGAAGCCTCCTAAGCGCTTCAAGACTCATCGCCGCTCTTTCTTTGGCGATCTCCTCTTCTATCCTCAACATCGAGAAGGCCAGCCACATGCGGTAATAGCGATCCTTCTCGCTTAGGAACATCAGCGCTCGATATGTGAAGAGGAGCAGGTTCCCAAAGTTTTTGTCACCGTATATTTGATGCAGCTCGTTCTCAACCCTGTAAACGTGAAACAGCGTGCCAAACACGCGTTCAAGTGCGCTGCTCGAGGGATAACGGGCTCGAGGCGGGTCTGGACTCAGCCTCAGCATGAACCTGACAGCAAGGTTGATCAGTTTCTTGAAGAGGTGCATCCGTAGCTCTTCCCGCATATGCGTTCATCTTGGCTTGATCCTCAGCGTGACTCGCAAGGTAACTCGCCCGGCTGTGATGAGTTCATTGACCTTGCCCCATTCAGTGCCGATCACTGCCGTCTCGCCTTCGATCCTCACTGATTCGCTGTCCGTCACTAGACCGTCAAGCGTCGGCTTGGCCTTGAGATCAGCAACAATGTTTTCTACAGCGTTTAGGACGAGATCCTCTGAGGTAGTTCCGCTTGATGCGCTGTGCACGACAACAATGTAGAAGTCTTGCACCCAATTCTGACAAGCCATCGCTGCAGACTCGATAGGACCTGCCTTCCAAGTTACGAACAGGTACGGATAGGTTCTCTTCAGTTGTGGACCAGCGTACATCGCTGTAGCGGCAACGCCAGCGCTGGTTGATCCAGCCTGCAGAATAGCAACGATCTTGTTTCTGACGTCCACAAGCCAGCCCATGTTTTATTCTCCAAACAGATTCATGACGTACTCGCGGGCGAGATCAACAATTTTGCTTTTCAGTTCATCCCTAGTTTTCCTGATGAAGAATCTGCCTGTGAAGCCAGGATGATGCACTTCCTTAGCGAAGACTTCTTCGCCACCAATGAAGAAGTGCAACGCTTGCGCCGTAATAGGGCGAATTATATGAGGTCCAGTTCCATACTCTACGAAGGGAGCGTAAGGCACGGTTGGGTACACCCGCACGCTTTTAGGCCCTACGTCGATTACGATGCTGCTGAACATTCTGCCAGTCTTGACGGGCATGTTCTGCCGCATGTTGTCAGCGGTGATTTTGCCAGTATCTTCTAAGAAATCTGTGAAGATCAGAGGGAACTTCTTGAGTTTCTCAGTCAAGCCGTCCAGTTTTTGAGTATCCCAGATGATCTTAACGCCTACGCCACTCAATACTCTGCAGCTCCAGCCCTGAACGGATAGAGTTGTGCCTTGTGTTTCTGTACGAAAGCGTTGATTAGCGCCCATAGGTCCTTGAGCATAGCGATTTTGTCAGGTGCACCGCTGAATGAGATTGCTCCTATGTTCGCAGTCCAACCTATACTGCTCGTTCCTGTAACGTGATAATAGCATTTGATCGCTGCCAAATTGCGTATAGCTTCGGCTTCTTCTTCATCGCAGCTTGTGTGATCTATCGCGTGGTCTATCTGGTCACCTAGCCATGTTGCAGCTTCAAGAAGGTACTGCTTAACATCAGCGTCAGGAACACCTGATGTGCCGCTGCTGCCTGAAAGACCTACACGTTTTATGGTAACGTTCAAATCTGTTTCAGTGTTCACCATCACATTAACCTTCTAACCTTGAACGCGCCTCCGAGCACTTGTGGCTTGAATTCACGTAATCAAAAGTGCAATATCACCATAGCTAGCATGCGGTCAAACAGGAATTTGAAGAGCTCAGCGTTTCTTAATCCTTCGATCAGCAGTTGCATGTCTGTCTTCTGGCTCATCCTTTTTTTGCTCCGTATATGCGAGTTTGACAGGATCTTCAACGCTTCCTCAGGCGCAACTGCGTCGGTAATCGCTTGTATTGTCGTTATTGGTTTTGGCTCTAAGATAGGTTCAAGAATGTGGCTGTTTGTCTCTACCCATTCATCTGGGCCCTCAACAACGTCGCCTGGATGATATTCTACTGTTCCGACGCCGAACACGCTGATTGTTGGCTTGACTTTAAATTTCATGTCTGGTTTCAACTTCCACTTTGATTTTTACTTTGATCTTGAGAACAAAAAAGGGGGGAAGAGGGGGAGACGAGAGAATGAAGTTTCGATTATCAGGATACTCCGGTGAGCTCGCAGATCGCGGTTGCGTGGTCTACGCGTGGTGTGAGGACCTCGTAAACCTTGCCAACCGTGTTCATGTCAAGGTCTTGGGTTGTCCAGGTTATTGCGTCTTGGCCTATGCCCAATGCGAAGTTGCCTGGCTTCTGCTCCACGACGAGAACGCTTGTTGTTGCTCCTGCAGAGCTGAAGAGGCTGTCAGACACGTAGATGTTATCTAGAATCTGCTTGAGAACTGTCTCAACTGTGTCGCTTGTGTTCGTGTTGACCTGCCGCAGCCTAGCTTTAAGCGCGCTTCTGAGAATCATTGCGTAAGGCCCGTAGTGGCCGTTTGCTTCGAGTTTCGCGATGGCAGCGCTTATGTCCGTGTAGATGTTCGCAATTGTAGTCCAGACGCCCGCTGATGCCTGTGTTGCTCTGCCTGTGGCCGTCGCTAGCCCTTGGATTCCAAGTGCTCGCCAGCCAGTATATTCGCCAGTCAATAGCAGCTTGTCTTCTTCCTCTGCGACTTGCCGTGCTGCGTTGGCAACGTTTCTCGTGTCGATTGGGATGCCGCCTCTGCGGCTTGCGATGATGTCTCTCCAGAACAGCTTGAAGCCTTTGCTTATGACTGGAACGGCCACGTCTTTGTTGGTGTATTCGACGTGGTCCAGGACGTTTGTTAGGCCTTCCATGTCGATTGTTGCTTGTCCCATGTCTGTTTCAGCGTATTTTCGCCAGGTGCGGTAGCCAGCGTCTGGCAAGCGCTCGATGCCGAACAGCCTTCGTCCAATTAGCGTTGGCTTCACTGTTTCGATCACTGCAGTGTCGATGTAGCGGAGTTCCTCGTCTGTCAGCTGGCCAGTTTCTAGGCCGACCTTGCTCAGGGTGTGGAAATGTCCAAAGTTTGTCATTGTTTTGGCTCCTTAGAATGGTCCGCCGAGCTTGACGAGAATGTCAGCGTCGGGCCCGCCTGCAGCTACGGTCGTCATTGCTGTTCCTAGGCAGATGCCAGCATTGTACGCTTTGACTTTGCCATCTGCGGCTACGCCGATTTTGTCTCCTGGCGTGGCGCCGGCTGCTGCGCTTGCGAAGCACAGTTTCACGACGCAAGGGCCGCCGATGATGACCTTAGCTTGATCGCCTACAGCATACGCCGTTGCTTCTAGCTCATCTGGCTGCTCCATCAGAATGCCCATGAAGGTTGTTGCGTCCGCTCCTGCTTCTTTGACGTCGCCGTCATTCGTGTCGTGTATCACTACGCGGCCAGCCAGCATTTTGGCTGCTGTAGCATTTGCTCCGATTTCCACTTCGATGATGTGAGGTGTACCTTCTGCTAGAACGCTGTTCGTTGGGATAACTAGGTATTGTGGCATGTCTACCTCTCCTCCGGCTTAGACCTGAGCGGTTGAGCGAAAAGGCTTCCGACCGTTAGGCGCGGGTCCTGCTCGTCCTTTGCAGCTTCGCCTGGAATCATCGGTTTCTTGATTGTTGTAGCATGTTCAAGCGTGTTAACCATGGTCTGCAGCTCTTCAGTTGTCATGTGGTCAATGTCCTCGACGCTGAAGCGGCTAATATGCCGCAGTTCGCCGCTGAGTTTCGCTCTTACTTGCGACTCTAGGAAGGTTGTTGTTCCATTCAGGTTTTCCCTGAGCTCGTCAACTTCAGCTTTTAACGCCTTGTTTTCCTCTTCGAGAACGACATTCCTCTTCATAAGCTCGTCAACTGCGATCTTCACCGTCTTGTTCGTCTCGTTTATCTTGTCTGTCTGATTTTGTTCAGGCATGTTTTTCCCTATTCCTATTCTTGTTGTTTTGTGGCAGTGCCTTCATTTGCCGCAAATCCAGAACTGCCTATCGCCGCCTTTCGACGGCGTAGCGACTGTGAATATCCATCAAAAGTTGCGAACGAAATGGAACCTTGTTCTAGCGCGCGCTAACTGATGGAGAGAAGTTCTAGAGGAAAAGACCATACGTCTTAAGTACGTGCCAGGATGATGTGATTACTGAAAGGAGAATGATTCATTGAACAAGCTAAAGATACCGATCTTTGCAGTACTAATATCTTTGACACTTCTGTCGACATGCTTTGCCAAGACGGAGCAGACGTCAGCAAGATTCAAAGGTGTCGCAGTCGGGGAATGCTTAGTTTGGATTGGAATACTAGGCCCCCAGCCACCCAGCGCCATCTCCATAGGAGAAGGCACAATTGCCCTCAGCGGCTTATCAGTTGTCACCAAGTACCCTCCGAACCCCTATTTGCCATACACTTACTACTACGCACCTGAAGGCGCCAAAGCCACGGGCCATTTGTCAGCAAGATGGAACGACCAGATGATCAGCATATCCCTCAAATCAGAAGACGACACCTGCGGATTATTCATAGATCAAGGAGATGTCGACTACTTTACAGTGGGTATTCTTCCAGGAGAATCAATGATTCCATCACTGTCATACAAAGGAATATTCAAAGACGCAACTGGAGCTCAAGCTGTGTCTGGAGAAGGCGGAGTTTTTGCGATGCCGATTGGTGATCCTGGAAATCAGTTTATGGCTATTGGAGCAGTTCTTTGGAAACAAGACGGCACACCATTGCTGAGCATATTCTGGGTTCCGTTCGACATGCCATTCGGCGGCCCAATCCCTGTGCACGCAGCAAAACAGTTCATACACTCGGTAGAAATCATCTCAAAGCCCTAGCCTCCCTTTCTTTTTGTTGACATTAGAGCGCGTGCGGTAAGGCTTATGATACTTTCTTCTATCTTAGCACGCGCGCTAAAAGAAGGAGGATTTGTGAGAGTCCGGTGGCTATTCTTTTTCTGGGTCAGATCTTCTCCTGTTCATGAATATGGGTGTCTTACCATGAGTAGCCGTCAAATATCAGAAGAGAAGCCAAATCCAGGTAGAGATCGCCCATCACATGCATGTCGCCGTGTCCAACGAATTTGCCGTCAACGACTGGCGGTTGGAAAGGATTATTTAGGTCCATCTGTATTTTCGCAGTCAATGTTCCTTCTATGGTCACTTCAGAGTAGAAGTTTATGGTGAAATGTCCCGAGGCAGTTCCCCGGCCAGTCTTCAGACTAATACCCTCAATAATGTCAAATGCGAATGTTCCTACGACGCTATTTTCTGCGTCTCTGATCTCTCCTTCTTCTGTGACCTTCATTATGGCTCGTGAGTTATCAGCTTGGTGCATCCATTCCATGTTGGAAGCCGTTGGGAATGCTTTCACGTAAAATGGTGTCTGTGTTTTCGAAGCGCTTGCTACGGCTAATGAAGATGCTAGAAACAGAAGAGCGATTATGGTTAGAATTTTCCCTTTCACAATCATCATAATCTTGTTCACCTCCTCATGCTATTCTGCCATTTTTCTCGTAATGATATCATGTGCGACAACTCTTAACTCTTTTGAGAATCATTTTATAGAATTATGTTCTACCAGCGCGCGCTCTATAGGACAGCTCTGGCTAGTTCTCTCACTCGCTTGTTCTTGGCGATCACGTCAGCCGTTGAGGGGATGTCCTTCTTTTGCTTCCCTTGCTCCATCTGTGCCTGCGTCGATGTTTGGCTTGATCCGCTGCTGCCTGTTGCGCTGTCTCCTCCGGTTGAAGGCTGATAGTCTGGATTCGCTTTAGCTAGCAGGTCCTGAAGTTTCCTGCGGATCTTGTCCTTCTCTGCCGAGGGTATGCCAGTTGTCTGGTCCAAGCGTGCCAGAGCGTTCCTCACGTGTGCCAAGTCGACTGAGCCGTCTTTGTTCTTGTATGGTAGCTTTCTCTCGCTTTTGTTGCCGTCTGGGCCCTTAGCTGAGTCGGGCACCCAGAGGAAACATTCGTCTGGGAAGCTGGCATCTCCGAAACTGTCTCCTTCAAAGACTTCGTTAAGGGTTGAATCTAGGCCTAGGCCGACTTGCGGGCTTGTCATTCGGCCTCTGGGCACGCCGACGGCAACGTGGTTAATCAGTAGGTTGCGCTGGATGAAATCATATTTCTGGCCTTGGAATTCGCCTGGCGTCCAGTCCTCTGCGTAGATGAAGCCTATGCTCACGTCCTTGAGCCTTCCTTCTTTAACATCTTGAATGAACGCTGGGTCATTCTTTGGTTTGAATAGGTGAATGTGGCCTTTGACGAGTCCTCTGCTCTCATCCCATTCTGCGTTGGATACTTTGCCGCTGATCTCGTGAGGGTCAGTGACTAGCATGTGGTCAGGATGCTTTTTGCTCACGCACCATGCACCGTCAAAAGTGAAGAGACTCTTCTTCAGTTCTTCTCTTGGTCTGAAGGCTCTTCCCTGGGCGTAGGGCAGAACGGCCTCTCGAGTCAACAGGGCTGGCAACACTATTTCTTCGTCGTCTTCACGTAGAATCTTCGTTGAATCCAACTCTATTTGCGAAGTCCCCATTTTTCTCATCTATACTCACCATGACTAGGATGATCTACACGGTAGCGCGGGCTTTACCTCGTTGGAGGTCAAAGGTTAAATTGAATGCTGTTCATGAGCCTATGGAGGTCGTCTTGTGTCTGATGGGAATCTGGTGGGCGTATGTGGCATTTACTGCGGTGCATGTTTGATATATCGTGCATACAAGGACAACGACCAGAAGCTTATTCATTATTTGGAAGAGAATGGCCTTTCTAAGGAGCAGATTCGGTGCGAAGGATGTGTATCTGGAGACGTGTCGCCCACATGTGTGCAGTGCCAGTTCAGAGATTGCGCAAAACAGAAAGGCCTTACTTTTTGCTTCGAATGCAAAGACATGCCATGTAACATGATTGTTGAGTTGGCAGAGAAACGTTCGAAAGCAGATAACCTCCCCCATCTTACCCTTTGCCCAGCCAACCTTCAATCACTGAAACACAATGATGTCCGAGAGTGGCTAGAACAGCAGGAACGCCGCTGGAAATGCGGTGAGTGTGGCAGGAAGATGCACTGGTACAGCAAATCGTGTCCTGACTGCGGAACAGAGTTTTCAGACGCGGTGAAGGAGACCCGTTTGCTCGGTAAGCTGCAAGACTGGCCTTAGCGCGCGCTGATGTCCCAGTGACACCTGCAACCTGCGTGTGCTGGCATGTCCGGCATGAATTGTCCTAGGCTGTAGCGCCTTCCACTCTGCGAATCACAGTAGTTGCAGGTGTTCAGGTCAATCTGAGTAACCCACTCGAACATTTTGATGCCTGACTCCGAAGCGTAGGCCTTCATTGCATTATTGAAGGTTTTCCAGATGATCTGCTCGGCCAGCATACTGATCCGCGCTGACAATCCAGCCTCGGACTTCCAGAAATCCACGCTCATTTCCTATGCTTCCTCAGCAGTTTCACTCGGTTCAAGCAGCTTTCCCAACCGTACCGCCAGTTTCCCTCGCTGCACACTCGCCCATCTTCACAGTTTCGTAGATGGGTGCTGTCTCGGCGCTCACGACTGTTAGGACAAACCCTTTCTGCCATGCTTACAGAGCATCCTTCAAGATGCGCTTAAAGTCGTCCAAGAGTGACTTTTTGAGGACAGCGAAGTCTCGCTGGTTCTCCGGGCTTAGCTCCGTTATGGGCCTGTTTAGCTTCTGCTCCAAGTTGAGCTTTGCTATTTTCTTCATGCTGTTAATGTGCTCTTCAATCGTGATCTCAGCGGCGATTAACGCTTCGTCTTCGGTCATCTTTGACTCTTTCACGTTTGCTATCAAGCCGTTAAGCCGTAGCGTAAGCTGCTTCTGAAGGTTTGATATGGATTCTTCATCTGTACTTGCGACGTCGAAGGCTCCAGCTATCGGAGGCCCTTTGGCTTGAAGCGAAGCCAGGCTTAGCACGATGTCGCCGCCGGCGATACTTTCGTTTTCGCCGAGTTCTGAAGCGCGGATCTCGTTTACCGTCATGTAATTTGTGCGGAGCTGGTTGATGCGTTCTTTCGCAAACACGCATTTGAGCTTGTCTTCCTCTGACTGTTGGAAGAGCCCATTCCAGTTCACGCGGTAATTCAGGACTTTGCCATCTGCAAATAGGATTGAAAGGATCTTGTTGATCAAGTCTCGGACCATCGGCTCTACGCGGCCTTGAATATCGCTTATGAGCCTGAAATATTCGCGTTCGTTCACTTCTGAACCAGTTAACGCTCCGGCTTGTGCACCGCGAAGAACTGCGACGGGAATTCCTGAGCCTAAACTGATGCTTTCTAGGATTGGCAGAATATATTTTATCGGGTCAAGAGTTGATGATCCCATGCCTTTGAATTCGAGCTTCTGGTCGGCATTGTGCACGAAATACTTCATTGCGCTCAGGTTGTTGAATTGGCCTGAGTCGATGAAAGCGTTTATCGCTGTCAGATCTGCCCCTTCCAGAGTTACGTCGGGAAAGCCAGATCCGTAGCGAACCATAGTCATGCCTAAGCCCCAGCGGATGTTCCTGAGGACAGTAAGGTCATCCATCACGGGTTCAAGAGCACTCTGGCCTATGTAGTTGTGTCCGAGAAGCCTGGTTGCAAGCCAATAAAATCGTGAGTGTTGTATCCGCTGTTTTCCGCCCGCCTTCAGGCTAACTTCAATGTACTCTGGCAGGCCGTATCTATCGCTGTTCTCATCCTGGTCTTCCAAGACCTGAGAAACGTTCGTGTCATAATAGGCGATTAGGCGTTCGATCCGGATGACGTTCACTGCCGGCTGCGAGAGATCCTGTCCTGAATCGGCAAACTGATAAGCTAGGACTGCCCAGCCGTAAATGCGTTCCATCGCTACGACTTGGGTGAATATGTCCTTAGCGTTGAGGCTCTGGAGTTCGCTCTGGACCTTGTTGTCGAGGTCACGATCATGCTTATCATGCAAGTTTTCAACTGTGAACCACTTGTCAAAAACGTCATGTGCAACATCGAATACGATTCTGTGCGCTGCCGGCTCGCGTTTCGCACCGAAGAGCAAGTCATCCTTTCTTATGTCGCCGCCGAATATTGCGAAGCTACTGTAACCGCTACTTGTGGTTCGCTGTGGTGCCATCTGCTGCATGTAACTGTCCGTGCCCGTGCTCTTTGCTAAGCGCATGATTGCACGCTGAATTATTGATGGCTTCTTCTTCTCGGGGATTTAGAACACCTCACCCAATTTGCGTGTCAACTCCTTATTACTAGCCGAATCTGAAGGCCCTGAAATCCTGCTTCTTAACTTCCAAAGCGTACCTGAGCGCGTCGACTGCATGGTCGTTCTCCTTAACGTCTTCGCGGTACTCCATCAACTCGCTTATGAGGTTCACACATTTCTTACTGATGAGTATTCTTGGAAGGCCATCATCCTGCTTCATGAATCTCGCTCCCAGTTCCCTGAGGCCATCAGCACGTTTCATCTCGTAGCCTTTCGCATTGAACCCTGCTTGCTTGATGCCGACGACTGTTTCTGGGCTACTTGGATCGCAGAAGATCTCCGCCGAGCCATAATCCCTCTTGAACTCGCTAAGTGCCTGGATCAGCATGTCCTTCCCAGCTTGCCTCTTGTAGAACTCGTCCAAAACCCAAACTCGCCCATCACCATCATAGCCAACGACGATTATCGCGCTAGGGTTAGTCCAGCCAAAATCAACGCCAACTCTGACCTTCCTAATCTGGTCCAGCTGGGTCTCTCGCACATGAACGGTTTGGTCAAAGGGAAAGCTGCCACCGCCCACTGCTGCGAATCTGCCCCAGATGAACCTGTCTGCAAGGCCGCCAGTGTGAGTGCGAACCATCTCGTCAACGTATTCTTTCGTCAGCCTCGGGTTTTGGTGTATGCTCCATCGATACACTCGGCAGTTGGGGCTCTTCGTTTTTGGGTTTTCAACAGCATTGAAGAGCTCAGTTTGTGGAGCGTCAGGCGTTGTTGTTAGCCAAACGCTTGGTTTCAACGGCACTGAAGTTCTGCCGCTGCCCCTAAGACGTCTGAGGATAGTCTGCCAGGCAACGTCAAAATGCCTTACGAGACGTGCTTCATCAACGTGTGCGTAGTCAACGTTTGGTCCTTCGCTCTTCTCTGGGTCATCGAGGCTTACGAACCACCATTGACTTCCATTTTTCCAGTCCAAACGCTGATCCTGCTTGCTGTAGCCAGCTACGAGAGGGTTTGCTGTGAACGGTTCGCCCAGCAACAAGGGGCTTGACAGTGTTGGCAGGAGAATTCGGCGAATCATAGGGAAGTTTGGCTCGAAGATGTAGCCGACACTTCCCGGGTAAGTTTGAGCCCAACGGATATCTTCATAGCATCCGCAGATTGTCTTTCCTGCGCCTGTTCCGCATAAGCATGCTCGCTGCGTCCAGACTCCCATGCCTGCGTGGAACTTGAGCTGCTCGGTGTGTGGGCAATACCTGAGATAGTCAAGACGCTGGAGCTGCTGGGTGCTCGAGCGCTTGAGTTTCAACCAAAGTGGCGACTTCTCCAATTCGCTTTTTTAACGCCTTCCCTCGCTTTTTGTTGTCGTAACCAGCAAGCTTACCATAAGGAGTCTTGAAGTTTCTCAGATTTTAAATATCAAAGCAGCATACGTCTAGAAGACAGAGCTGATAGGGAGAATGATTATGAGTAGTGAAAGCTTTCGCTTTCAACTAGGGGCCTTCAAATGCACGGTTGTCAACGACGGTAACAGTCCGTATCCTAATCCTGCCCAGATTTTCTTCGTCAATGCACCCAAGGAACAATTAACGAAGGTGCTAAAGAATCACAACCTCGACATCTCGAAGTGGAAAGAGTATGTCAGCCCTTACCCAAGCCTACTGATTAACACAGGTCAGCACAAGGTTCTGGTTGACACAGGAGAGGGCAACTTGGAGCCAACCACAGGCAAACTGATCCCCAACCTACGAGCCGAGGGAATTGCACCTGAGGACATCGACACGGTCATCCTCACGCACGCTCACCCTGATCACATCGGAGGAAACATCGACAGCGAAGGCAAGCCAGCATTCCCTAACGCTCGATACGTCATGTCGAAAGATGAATGGGATTTTTGGTTCCCCAAGCCAAACTTGGCGGCATTAGACCTTAGTGAAAGCGACAAAGAATTGTTAATCAAGTGTGCACGCGATTACCTTCTGCCAATTCAAGATCAACTTGAACTTGTCGACGGTGAAAAGGAAATTGTACCTTATGTTTGGACAGTGGGGGCATCCGGCCACACCCCTGGGCATATGGCGGTTTCCATTATCTCCAACAACAGGCAACTGTTGTGCATCGGTGACACGGTGATTCATCAAATTCATCTGGAGCAGCCAGACTGGTATATCAAGTACGACTTAGATCCTGAACAAGTCATAGCCACACGGCGCCGGCTACTCGACAGAGCCGCAACAGAGAAAGCCTTAGTGCATGCCTTTCATTTTCCTTTCCCTGGACTAGGCTATGCAATCCCGAAGGGAGTCGGTTGGCAGTGGCAGCCCATGAGGTAGGCGCCCGCGCTAACTTTTTTGAATTGTAGAACCCTCGTATGTTTCACGCTCTTTCCTTTGCCGCTCAGCTTCTTCCAATAGTGCCTTTTTCAGGTCAGGATCTGCTTCAAACCCGAGGTTCAAGCTTAACAAGTTGACCTGCTCCGGCTTCTTTTCAACGACGCCAACGCTCTGCAGAATCTCCAAAACCTGAATGTTGGTGTCTTTGATCAGTTTCAAGGCTCCCAGTTTGACGAAATCATTCTCTGTGTCCTGAAGGAGAAGCCAAGCCTTCGGCAAGACAGACCGAGCGCCCTCGAGAAAACCATGCAGCAGCGTCGGATCGTCAAGCTGCACGACCTGCGGAATCCATTGTCTCCGCCGCTCCCAATCATGATAAAGATTCTTGGCAGTTGCCCCAAGCTCTTTCTCAAGATTCTCTACTATAAGTTTCAAGGGTATGCCCATCAAATGCTGCTGCAGCATCTTCGTCCGTCTTTCCAACAGCTGCTTATCCACACGCCTACCCCCTTAAATTCCCCTTTTCTGGCGAATAACGCAACGAGACAGTTATCCTAAGCTCGCTTGAAGCAGTGTAGGGATGAGCCAAGTTTCGAGAGTCAACTCTTTGGCCTCGGCCTATGTGTGTGATCTTCCAGCCTTCCAAGTTGCCCCGTAGTAGTTGCGGGTTGCTGGTTATGATGGTGAAGGGAAGCTTCGTTCTCGAGGTGTAGTATTCAGCCATGAAGTTGAGAAACCGTTTACCGACGCCTATGCCCTGATAATCCGGGAGGACCACAAGCCTGCTGACTCGATAATAGAGTGCACTCATTTTGACTTTCATCGCTGCAATGAATGCTATGGGCTTGCCTCTGTAGAGTGCAACATAGTTCTTCGTGAAAGGGCTGAGCTCAGAGTTTAGATAATGATATTGCCTAAACTGTCGCCAGAGACTTGCGCTGCATCTGCGAATGTCGAGGTCAACTTGTGGTCTGGGTCTTTTTTTTTACTGAATTCCATCGTGTCTGTCGTGAAGACCCAGTCAGGCTCAAGCCAATCAACAACATCGTAGTGGCATGTAACGGCGATGAATCGCTTCTTCGATTTTCTTATGGCTTTGGAGATGGCGAAGGCCGAAACTTGAGCGACTTCTCGATCTACGACACTTGTGAACTCGTCAAACACGATCAGGTCCTGCTCGAGCATTAGGGCCCGTGCGATGTCGACACGCATTTTTTCGCCTTGGCTCAGCTGCTCGTAACTCTTAAGCCAGTCAGGAGGGCTTGCAAACCCTACGCTGCAAAGAGCCCTTGTTATGTCTCCAACTGAGAGGCCTTCAGGAAAGTCGTCTAGGATGCTCTTGTGCGTGTAGTCAAACCGGCTGATGTATGCCGCGCCGAAAAGCTCTTTGGCTATGCTTGTCTTGCCTGTACCGCTGCGACCTACGATTACGCCGATCTGCCAAGGCTCCTCATCTATAGGCAAGGACCCTTTGAAACGCTTCTCAAGCTTGCAGTCCAAGAGCGCAAATGAGCCTATGACCGATTGAGCTCGGAAGGATTCGGGGTTCTCCCACGTTTTCACAACGTCAAAACACGGCACTTCAGGCCCTGCTCCACGAGTTTCTTGTAGGTCTCCTCTTGCTGCTTCTCGCTCTCGCATTCCACGACAACTTCCCAGGTTGACCTGAAAGTCATGCCTCCTTCTTCATCGTGAAGGCGTTTGAGCGAGCGGTCAAGGCTCTGGTTTGAGAGCATCAGCAGCCTCTTCAGATCCTCTTCGCGTCCAGCATCGATGATTCGCTGGAACTCTTCAGCGTCAGCTTTGGGCTCATGTTCGCCCTTCAGCTTATTCAAAACTTGCCTGAGCAGCCGCCGATCGACATCTTCAACGGGAAGCCTAATGATATGCACTTGTTTCATGCCCAGCGCTTTAGCTTCTTCCCAACGTTGCTCACCATCAGCGATCAGGAAGCCCTTGTTTGTGATTATGGGCACGATGAAGCCGTAACGCAAGATTGACTCTCTAAGGGCCCTATGCTGCTTCTCACTCATTTTGTTAGGGTTCTGCCCATCTGTTTTGAGGCTTGCAACGTCAACAAGCTCTACCGGAGGAATCTGGACTTCTGCCAACGAGTCTTCACCAGCGAATATGAGATACAA